AGGAACCTTGCTTTTTGCAGCGTTCAATGGCAATCAATTGATATTCCAGATTAGCCTCAATTGTTACTACATTTTCAAAGTTTTTAGCAAAAAAAATAGTTGATGATCCTAAACAAGTTCCAGTTTCGACAATTGTTTTTATTTTAAATTTATCACGAAGGGCTAAAAACTTTTTTTCAATAAAATGGTCACCATTAAACGGTTCCATTTGAAATGGCATTAGGTGTGGAATTTTCATATAGGGTATTCTATGCCTTTAAAATTAATTGTTTTCATCGTTGCAAATATTGTTAATAAAATTTATTTGACTATTTTAATATTTTTGTCTTCATCTGCTTTTCAAATAAGATTTAACAAGTTGCTCAATTGAAGCCCCTAACAACCGTTCGCCATTTTCCCGAAAATAAAGAAAAAACCTATTGAGCTCCTTTTCAAGTTCTTCTTGTTGCATTTCTTTGGCTTGCTGATATGCAACTGTATTTTTAATGTCGTGAAAAACGTGATGATTTTCAAGTTCATTAACTAACCATTCTACTGCTGTTTGTTTTTTCATATTGTTTCTAATCTAAAATTTCAAGTATAATTTCTGCAAAAGCAACTACATCTCTATTCCTTAAATCACCTGACTTTTGGAGTTTAATAAAAGCCAAAATAAAAGGCTTTAAATCATTTATTTGCTCGTCTGTTATCATAAAAAACCTTTTTGTGAATAATCACTAAACTTCATTAATGGACCATTGAACTTGACTGGAAAAGTACTTGTATCCCCATCCCGAAACTTTGCAATATCAACAATGCAAAGATTTTCAACAGGAAAAGATTCGTTATCAAAATCAACTGATTCAGTCATTTTGTAATACTCAGGACGCATTAAGAAAATCACCATGTTTGCATCTTGCTCAATTGATCCTGATTCCCTTAAATCTGCCAATTGAGGCATTTTAGAAGGCCGTGATTCAACTGCTCTGGACAATTGCGATAAGGCAATGATAGGAATATTTAAGTCCTTTGCCAACACCTTCAAGCCTCTGGATATTTCAGCGATTTCACCCTCTCTATTTTGGCCTTTTTTATTTTGCCCCGACATTAATTGCAGGTAATCCACTACTAACAATTTTATACCAAACTTCTTTTTCCACATCAAAGCCTTAGAACGTAGTTTTCTTATGTTTAGCCCTGCTTCATCATTAATCTGTAATGGCCAATTCCTGACCCGATTTGCGGAACTGTAAAGCCTTTCTCTATCGTAGTTGTCTAAGATGTTCCTTTTAATCTTAAAGGCAAATACATCCGAATCCTGGCTAATCATTCTTTCGATCAATTGCTCACTTGACATTTCAAGACTAAACATTCCAGTTGGAACATTGGCAATTGATAGGTTTCTAAGAATTGATAAAACAAAAGCAGTTTTTCCTTGCCCGGGTCTGGCAGCAAGAATGATTAAATCCGTATCAACTAAACCGCCTGTCTTTTCATCTACTATCTTAATGCCAGTAGATAGCCCTGCGAGGCCCGTAGCGTTGTGCTCTTGCCATTTCTGGCTTACAGCATATACAACGGTTTGTATCGTCCTCTCGTCCTCTGTAATGACTTGTTTCATTAGGTTATCCAATCCATCATGAATTTTTGCTACGGTATCAAAAACGTCATCGGTTTCGGAAATAGAACTATTGATAAGCCTTGCCCCTATTTGGCCAATCTCACGCTTTAAAAAGTTTTCAAGTAGAATTGATATGTGAACTTCAATATGAGCAGTTGAAGCTACTTTTTGAGAAAGTAGAGAAAGCTTTTTTGCACCTCCGACATTTTTGTAATGTCCTAAACTTTTTAATTCATGCGCAATAGTTACAATGTCAATCTTTTTGGAATCTTTTATAAAGTCAAAAAATATTTGTGCAATTATTCTGTGATCCTCCGATTCAAAAACATTTACAGATTGAATTCTATTAGAAAATTCAATTTGGGCCTCTTTGTCGAGTAAGACTGAACCCAATACTATTTCTTCAATTATTTGATTTTCCACCTTTAAAAGTTAATTTGGTTGATGTATCTTTATTTTCAAATTTGTTAAATTCAGGTTTTGGTTTAAAAATACCTGCCCAATTATTTGCCATACTTTGTTCAATAATGTTTTCAGCATTTTCAAATTTGTTTTCTGAATATTTGGTAAGGATTTTTACAAAGGCATTTAAGCTAGCCTGAGATTTATAATTTTCCTTTCTGGAATTTTTATACTCAATCCATTTTTGAACTAAGGGAATAAATATACCAAATTCAGAAAAATCAAAACCCTGTATTGTTTTAGGTTTATTGTTTAAGGTTGTATGTTTATCTATACTACTATTGCTTTCCCCTATGCCTAAGGTTTGCTTTCCCCTATGCCCAAGTATTGCTTTCTCTAATGCTTTCCCCTTTTTTGGTATAGCACTTTTAAGAGTTATAATATTTGCAGTATATTGATTTTTTGATTTTTGAACCATTCCAATAAAGCCCCAAGCAACTAAATCATTAAAATATCTTATAAAAGTTTCATGCTTTTTTATACCTAATGCATCCATTGCCATTTGACTTGGAAGGCCAAATTTATCCTTCCATCCAAGCCGATTGCATTGGTCAATTACATAAAAATAAATTGCAGTATGGTTTGGATTAACTAGTTCAGGGTTTTCAAAGGACCAATCAAACCAGTTACGGCTTAACTCATATCCATTCATTGGAAACCTTTATAAAAAACTCCTGAATTATTAAAATAGTATTTTTATCAACAAAAAATTCTAAATCTTGTACTATTTCAGAATCATCGATTTTTGTCTTTTGAATTACTATAGATCCAAATGGATCTCCTTCTGTTTTTTCATAAACAATTTGAACCCTAGTATCGGGTATAAAAAGTGTCTTTTTATTCTCAATCATAAAAAATAAAAAACCTCACCCGACTTTCATTGGTGGAACCCGCAAGGATAAGCGGCCAATTACTGATCGAGTGAGGTCTGTTAAATTTCTTCATTTCCTTTTTTCCGAGTTCCAATCGGGCCTTTCGGCAATGCAAATATAACTAAAAATACATTGCAGAAAGCCACAATGCAAAAAACATTAAACCGGATAATCCTAAAACCATATTCCAAAACTTCAGCTTATCAATAATTTTAAAAGCTATTTTATTTTGCTTTTGCTCAGATTCAATTATTGAATGCAACTGGCTAAACTGCTTGTCCTTAGATTCAATGGTTTGATTAATTTCTTTTTTATAATCAACAAATTTTTCCAGAAAAGAAACTGATTCGTTTTCAAGTTCATCAATCCGTTGATTATTGATCCTTTGAGCCACATCTCGCAGGTTCTCAGATTTTGCCAATTGAGTTTCCAGTTCTTCTTTGCGGATTTTTAAACGTCTTGAATATTCTTTGGAACTTTTTAAATCCCTTTCAAGAGTTTCAACTTTGGCAATGTATCGCAACACATTTGCAGACAAATAGAAAGCATCTCTAATAGGTCCATCAACTGTTAAATGGTAATTAATAGCCCACCTTTCCAAACCATCTTCATCAACAATTTTATGGGATAAAATTAAACGACCCGCACCAACTCCAATTCGGAGACCTTGTATTAATTCAATTGGTTGCTTTTTCATTTTTTGTATGCTATAATGTTAAAATGTTCAAAAACCTTTTCAAGACCAATTTGATCTAAAATTTTCGCAATGTCGGCAGCCGTAATCTGAAGAGTTATTTTTTGAACCCCAAAAGGAACCACATTCACTTCTTCGCAATCGATATTAATATTCATTTTGTTATTTGTTAAAATTTTTGCCAAAGGTATAACTTTATTATTTTTCCTTGCAAGTTTTTATGATAAATATTTGTCAATTTCAAAAATAAATTCATCTAAAGACCAAGTAATCAAAGTTTTGTAACCTCGTTTTTTTGCATTTTCAAGGAATAATATTTGATGTTCAGTTGGTTTATTTTTGCCACATTTTAATTCAATAAAGAATCCGGCAAATCCTTTACGTGGTTCAAAAATAAGACAATCCGGAACTCCCTTTTTTACTCCTTTTTTAGTCAGGAAAATACCTTCCAAACTAAACGTAACCCCTTTTTTGGTTGTATAGGTTTTGGTCTTGCGTTCATTGGCTGGATGTGTCCACAATAGCCCTTTTAAATCCAGGTATTGAGCAACGGCAATCTGGAATTGATCCTCAGTTCCTTCATAGGGTTTAAATCCTCCTATTTGTTCACGTTTTAAAATTTTCATTGAAAATCTTGCCATTAATTTGCGAATGTAATTTTAAGTAAGCTACTTTGCAACTTTCTAAAATAAAAATAGGAATGGCAAAAGCGGAAAAAGTAGTAAGTATTTTAACATGGGCAGAATTTGCAAGGAAGTATAGCATTCCAGACTATTGCCTGTCAAAGAAAAAGTATTTGTTTGAAACGGACCCGGGCCATGATAAGCCTAAACCATTCGACAATGAATATAATATTAAACTGGCAAATCAAATTATGTCAGAGGCTCAAAAAAGGCCAAATGCAAAAGGCAAAAAGAAGCCTGTAAAATCTTGATGTCCATAAAACAAGTTGTTAAATAATTAAACTAGCCTGAATTTTTCGGGCTATTTTTTTTTGATCTTTTTTTAATTATTTATTTGGAAAACTTGCAAGATTAAAAAGTTAATTATATCTTTGCAGCATCAAATTTTAACACTTACAAAAATGACAGAACAAAATTTAAAAGCTTTCTTTCAATTATCAATAGACGAAAGCATTGACCTTGGACTAATATCGGTTGTAAACAAACCAACTGCAAAACAATTTCAAGACTGTTTACCAGAGGCATACGAGCCTAATAAAACTTTTTCCGATGGAACTTACTCAATGGATGTTTATTTCGCCTTTGATCGGGTTTATGGCATTGATTCAGGTGGTTACGCTTATTGTGTTGCTGGCTTAGATGAAATCAAAGAAATCTATGATAACAAAATAGATGAATATGAAATGGAAATCGAGCAAGCTAAAGAAGACGAAAAAGATTTAGCAAGCTGGTTATCACATCAATAAAATAAGGGCTTCGGCCCTTTTAAATTTCACATAAAATTTTTAACTTTAGCAAATGGAAAACAAATCAAATCAGGTAGTTACTGCCAAACAATTCTTTATGCAGGATGCAGTAAAGAAAAAATTTGATGAGCTTTTAGGGAAGCGTTCATCAGCATTTATGACATCGGTTTTGCAAATTGTGAGCAATAACTCATATCTGCAAAATGCAAGTCCTCAAAGCGTATTTAATGCGGCCTGTGTTGCGGCTACTTTAGACTTGCCAATAAACAACAATTTAGGTTTTGCATACATTGTGCCATACGGTAAAGATGCTCAATTTCAAATGGGCTATCGGGGCTTTATTCAATTGGCTCAAAGGTCGGGACAATTTCTTACCATTTCAGCAAGTCCTATTTTTGAAGGGCAATTAATTGAAGAAAATCCATTAACCGGATTTGTATTTGATTTTAAGCAGCCAAAAAAAGGGAACCCAATTGGATATGCTTCTTATTTCAAGTTGTTAAACGGTTTTGAAAAAACTTTATACATGACCACTGAGGAATTGAATCAGCATGGCAGACGCTTTAGCCAGACCTTTAAATCTGGTCGGGGCTTATGGAAGGATGATTTTGATTCAATGGCTCTTAAAACGGTTTTAAAACTGCTTCTTTCAAAGTTTGCCCCTTTGTCCGTTGAAATGCAAAAAGCTGTTATTACAGATCAGGGAGTAATTGACAATCCCGATACTTTGGAAGTTTCTTATATTGACAATTCAGAACCAGAAATTAATCATGAAGTTGAAAGGGCCACAAAATTAATTGAACGGCAAACCTCAATTGACGAACTTGAAAAGCTTTTGGAATCGTTTTCGGACGAATTGAAAATCGAATTGCATCCAGTTATTGAAAACCATAAAATCTTTATAATAGATGCAAACAAAGCCTAAATTCAGAGCAAGTGGAAACGGTCATTTAATGACTGAGCCCAAATTGAAAGCAGATAAAGACGCTGGTAATTTAAGCGAAGGTGCAAAAACCCATGTTATAAATACATGGGTTTCGTGGAAGTACAAAAGGAATGAAGAAATTTATTCAAAGTACATCGAAAAAGGAAATGAGGTTGAAGAGGATGCGATTACAACGGTTTCTTTGGCTTCTAATGTGAATTTTGTGAAAAATGAAATAACTTTTGAAAACGAATGGATTTGCGGAACTCCTGACTTTCTTATAAAAGACAAAGAGGGCAAAATAATTACCATTGAGGACACAAAGGCAAGTTGGGATATTTACAGTTTTAACCGTTCTAAAAATAAACCATTAAATAAGCTGTATTACTGGCAAATGCAGTCCTATATGTGGTTAACATGCGCAACAATGGCAAACATTCGCTATTGCCTTGAAAATGCTACTGCCGACCTTATTTTGGATGAAAAACGAAAATTAGCTTATGCTATGCGATGCCTTGGTGAACAAGATACAAATCCAGAATACAAGGCAAAATGTGCTCAATTGGAAAGGCTAATGATTTACGACATGAAGTCTTTTAGAAATCGTTATCCTGGATTTGATTTTGATTGTAATTTAGCGGAATGGAAATACGATGTTCCCGAAAATGAAAGACTTTATACAATTCCGATTTATAGAAATGATTCTGATATTGAAAACCTGAGATCTAAAGTTATTAAGGCCTGGGAATTTATGGAAAATTTGTAATTGTTAAATTTGGTGTACAGATAATGAAAAAAGCCCCGATTTTGTCAGGGCTTTTTCTATTTTGGCCAATTAGCTGAAGCCATCCGAAAAACCATCGGAAAAGGCGTTTCCTAACTGGCCTGATTGAAAACCGCTTGGAATGTTCCGTTTACACCGCTTAAATAATCGCTTGACTTGAACAACTCCATTTCAGGAATGTAAAGTTCAAAGTGCAAACCAAATTTAACCTGGTAAATTTCATCACATTCAACTGGCAAGATTTTAACATCTACCTCAAGCCCGGGAGCTGTTGGAATTGGCATTGTGAACCTATCCATTACGCCAATTTTACCAAATGATCCAACATACTGTAAGTATGGAAGGAAATTGGCAGAACCTGGCATAAAGATCAAGGCATCATTTTCAGATCCCAAAACGTCAGCAATATTTTGATCAACAAAATAACGACTGATTTGATTTGCATTTGCAACAAGTGAACCGTAATCAACACCATTGGCACCCTGACCAAAGTATTCAGCGTTTTGAGCAACTATTCGATCCAAAGGACCAAAACCAGAAATTGTATGAGGCGTTCCCATCAACATTTGCTGTCTAAGGTCTTGCTTCCATCGGAACAATTCACCAGCATCTACCGTTCCGTTTCCACTTGCATAAGCAGCAGCAGTTTGAACGGTGTATGTTTTTGAAGCGGATCCGCCCTTCCAGTCACCAACTTTTGAAACAAAGTCATTCAATAGAATAACATTCATTTTTTGGATCAATGAATCGTAAGATAAAGAGAAGTTCAAAGTGATTTCTCGTATTGCCTGAATGATTTGACGACCTTCTGGAAGGTTACGACCAATCATTACCATTTGAGCTGGAATGTTTGATCCTGTAATGCTTTGCAATCTTGTAACCAAGTCAGGATAAAGCCTGATCTGAGCCTCAGAAATTGTAAAACCTGCAGCTGCTTGTTGCGTGATTGTTACCGTTTCTTCCAAGTATGGCATTTCATCGCCAAACTCGCAACCATCCATTTCAAGATCAGGATTATCTGCAAGGGTTAAACGCTGCTTAGTAGCAACCCGTACCTCTCTGATATGTCCTGTTCCATTATCATTTGCCAGCCTTAATTGCTGTGCATACGATCTGTTTTCAGGTGTTAATAAAGCACCCAAAATACCTGTGTTTGTCCTTGCAGACAAAGCATTTGTTATGCCATCATCAGAGGCTAATATCAAAAGAGCCGCCTGAACATAGGCTAAATTTACTGACATTTTTTATTGTTTGGAAAAATCGACAGCCTTATTTGCGCTGCCTAAAGAACTCAGAATGTATTCTGGAATCTTTGGTTCGTTGCCTTGTCCACCAGTAGGTGGTACAAAAAATGGATTGCCTGGATTTGGGTTTCCTGCACCACCAGGAATTTCAATATCCAAAAGTTTATGTTCTTGCAAAGCTAAAGGAAATAATGTTTGGTAATCCAAAATTTTTCCATCTTTAGACACCTGCATTGAAGCATCATTTGCGTTTACAATATTAAAGGTTCGTTTGTCAGCATCAAAAACAAGTTTTCCACCTGACTTCTCAACTTCTTTATTTATTGCATTTTTTAAAGCAATAGATCGAATATCTTCCGGAATAGCTTTATTCCATTTGACTTTTCCGATTTCATTTTGCCATGTCAAATCCTCAAATTGAGATTCGTATTTACTTTTTAAAGCAGTGATTTCTTCAACTTTGGATTTTTCTAAGGCAAGGACTTTGTTTTGTTCCTCTTGAATTTGCCTCATGAATTCCTCACTACCTTTTTGCTTTTTTCCAGCTTCTTTAAGGATCTCGTTTGCCGCTTCCAAGTAAAGATTTACCCTCTTTCCGCTGGATTGAGTTTCTGCATGAATTTCAGCAATTTTAGTATCACTTACTCCCATTGCTTTTGCTCTTTCCATTGCGCCTTGTTCAATCCCTGGTAACATTTGACCAGCAAAATGCTTCTTGAGTTCGTCCTTGGTTTTTGCAACCTCCAAAGTCCAAAGGTTATCGACAATGAAATTGACAGCCACATCGGGAATATCGAACCCAGCCAAAGCATCTTTATTGGCTTCCAAAAATTCAGTCAATTCCTTTTGACTTTCAATGCCAGCACTTTTGGCTTGACGCTTTAAAAAATCTGCGATTTTCATTATTCTGGATTTAAAGTTTCGGTTTCTAATGTTTCGGCTTCCGGTTCATCATTTTTCAATTTCACCTTTCCATGAATTGCACCTTTATTTTTAAGGTATTCCAGCATTTCAGCATCCGACATTTGAGGGCTTAAAACTGGATCCAAAGATTTAACTGGTTCAGATACTTTTTCAAATCCAGCATCTTTTAAAGCTTGAATTAAAGCAGGGTCAGACAAAGAATTTTTATCAAATCTTGGTTCAAAATTATCTTGGGTAAATTCACCAGCTTTTTCAAGATAAACCCTTTTCCATCCTGAACTTCTTCTTTCAAATGGTAATGAAAGGTTTTTGTAAACCAGTTTAGCAAGGAATTCCCTTGTGTTCCAGATCACCTTTCCTGTTTTTGGGTTTACCAGTTTGCGAAAAACAGTAACCATTGCCAAAGGGTTTTTTTGTGCCTTTGCCTTTACTTCTTCTAAAGTCATATATTTATTATTAAGATGTATGATGAATTTGAGATGGTGCAACTTTTAAAGGTTGCTGAGTTATTTTACCAGGCATAAAACCGTAAGTTTTAAACATGGATTGTATGCCTGTTAATTGCCAATCTAGGCCGCCTGTTTGCGTTTGAGTTTCTTCCAATAAGATTTGACAGGCTTTTTGATTTATGCAATAAGCATGAGTAAGCCACATGCCGGAACCGGACCAAAGACCATGAAAGTTTTCGTTTTTTACAATTTCAATTGAATCTTCAATAGATGCCTTATTCCTTATAAACCCAAAGTTTACGAAATCCCAATCGGGCATTTTATCCCAATTTTTAAAGATTGACAAATCGGAAAACAAAGCATCGTCCTCAAGTATTAAACAGTTTTCAAAACCAGATTCTAAAAACTTATGCCATGTTTTTCTATGGCTTGAAAAACAACCGACTTCCGATATAGAAACGGCCCCACGTCTTAGGTTCTTTTTTCGATACGAATTGTCAATAAAATGGCTTGGGTTAGATCCATCGTCTGCAATTATCCATTCTGGTTTATTGCCGCTTTTATCTTTTATTTCAAGTCTATCAAATTGCTCAATCAGTAACTTTCGCCTTTTCAGGCCGCTTGATTTGTTTAGGCTAATAAAATAAATGTGATCGAATGGCAAAACCATGCAACAAAAGTAAATATAAGTATTTGAAAATTCAAATAGTTAAATACTTAGCTGCTTTTTTTAAGCAAAAGCCCTGACATCAGTCGTAATCGGAACAATTGACTTGTTTATTTCAGCTTGCTTTTCAGTTGCCATTTTTACCAAATCAGTTCTTTGATCTGGTAGTTTTTTATTTAACCAGTCTGGATTTTGTTCAATGAGTTGATTTGCAAAGCCTGAAATCTGGCAAGAAAGGGTGAAATCTATTGCACTACATCCGCCTGAATCTTTGGCTAAAATCTTTTCGTCCATTGTTTTGCCATACAAAGGATCAACATTTTTCACAACATACATTAATTTAACCTCGTCAGAATCTTCACCAAATAGCTTTTCAGTATATTGTCTTTCAATTCCAAAAACTATAATAGGATCGTAGTTGTCTTTTTTAGCAACCGATAAATTAGCAGCTAACATTTCCATTGTCAGAATATCAAAGTCAGATGGAATAGTAACAACTGGCAATGATGCAAGTCTTTTTTCTTCGCTTATTCCCCCTAGTGAATCAATGGTAATTGCATATCTAAGGTTATAAATTAGCTTGGCTGTATGTGTATAACCGTACTGAACCATTATAGCAACCTGATAAAAGAAAGTATTGATTTCTTTGCGGTCATATTGCTTGGCGATGCCAGATTGAGCCGTTGGAACTATTGAAAGCAATTCAAGACCAATTGCCTGAAATCCTTCAAAGATTTTGTCGTTTACTTCTAGTTTAAGGTTTTTAATTGCGTCATCATCTCGCTTAATATATCCAGCTGGTGGAAATGGTATCTGAGGCGCATTTGGACTGGTTACACTTGTCTTTGGTAACGATATTTCAATCTGATTAAATGAACTACCTTCTGAGCCTGTGCCAGTTCCTAAACATGAATTACATTGGGTTAGTTCGTTTGTTTTTTTTACAGCAACAGTTCCCCTTCCATTACAGGTTTTACATTCATCAGATTTGATTCTCCATCTCTGAGGGTTTGCGTGCATTACCCAATTCGCTTCTAGGTCATCAGACCTCATTAAAGCTTTATTCCATGATGTAAGACAAGGCGCAAGAAACGAATCGTAAACTAGTGAGCCATTTTCTATTTCGTCTAATTTAAGGCCTGTTCTGACAACTGGAAAATCTTGGAAAGCATAAGCAACCGGATAATGTTTAAAAGCATCAATATCGTCTTGGTATGCTATGTATTGAACCGATAAAACAATTCCTGACATGGTAACGGATAAAAACCGATTCCATTTAGAACCATCCTTTTTCATGTCATCCAATTTGACAATTAATGCCTCGGATTTGTGATAAATAATGTCATCGGATTCAAATAATTGCGGGTAAGGTTTTGTAAAATCTAATGGAGTTTGATTCTCAATAAAATCTGACAAATCAGGCAAAACCAGAAAAACAGAATTTGCATCTTCAAAAAGCTGTTTAAGGTAAATTGAAAAAGTCCAATCCTCTAAGTTTTTAAACTTTGGCAGATCCTCTTTGCAATACTTTTCTAAACCGTTTTCCTTAATGATTCCAGTTTCTGATTCCGATTCGTTCCATTTGATTGAAAAGTCATCAGATTGTTGAATCTTTTGGCAGCTTGTTTGAACCCTTCCAGTAGCGGCAATTGTAGGGCTTTGCCAGTTGTTTGCCCTGTGTTGTTTCATCCATAGTTCTTCCCCTGGATGCTGATATTGAAGAAGGAATTCAGGGTATTTGTTTTCAAAATGAGGTCTAAGGTGTTTCGCCTTTTCCCTGATTTCAATTGCAAATTCCGATTGACCATTTCTATACTTAGAATTGTTCAACAAATTGGATAAACCCTGAATTACTTCTATCATTTTTTTAAGTTGATTGAACCGTGACTGTTACCTGCAATTGGCCTGTAATACAAGAAACTGAATTTGCTACCAAAACGCTAAATGAATAAACCCCTGGGTCGCTAGGTGTCATTTCATATTCACCTGTTAATGTGTCAAAAATCAGCCCTAAACTTGCATTTTCAATTGGATAATCAATTATAGAATATTCAATATCAGGAACCGATCCTGAAACCAAAGTCTTGTTAAGTGTTGCGTCCCAAGTGCCTGAAATTGTAGAACCATCGGTTGTACTTAATTCAACTGATTCAACACCAAATGAATAAACCAATGGAACCGAAAACGCTTCAATCAAATTTTCATCAGTTACAATAGCAGAAGGATCGCCATTTGCGGTCCATTTGATCTTGCCCTGAGACATAATAAACGCCTTCAAATCATTAGCAATTACTGCATTTCCATACATTGTTATTTGCTTGGAACTTGCATCCCAAATTAACCCAGGTGTTAAGAAATACAGGTCATAATTCTGACTTGTTTTTCTGATTTGATTGTAAAAATCAATGTTAATAACGCCCTGATAATCGTCAAAATTAATAGTGTGGCTACTTGAACCAACTTTAATTTCTTGTAATCCCCTACCAGGCAATTCGGTAGTTTCTGGCAATGGTTTTTCACCATTGATATTTAGGATTAATTGCGCTTTGCCATTTACTGCCATAATATTGAAAGAGTCAAGCATAGTTTCCCCGCTTGTCTTATCAACTTCACTGGCATATTGTTTTTGGACCAACACAAGATCAACAATCTTGGCTTTTTGGTCAATATCGCAAGGAAAGTTTGTGTAACAAACATCCTCCGGACAATTAAAAATCATTTTAGTATTTTATCCTATACAGGAATTATTTTCGGGCTGGTAACCCTGTGTAAGTGCCTGGAATTGCATTTGCTGCAATTTCCGAAAGGATGAATTTTGGGTAAAATCCTGAGTGTTGGTGATTTCAAGATCTCCCTGAACTGATAAATTTTGACCTTGTAAAACAAAGATTGGGTTTTTCGTGGCGGAAATCATGGCTCTTTGTGTTGCTAAGTCTAAGTAATCAGTATGCAAATATATAACTTCGTCTGTACTATTTTCAGGAATTTGAAAAGTACCATCTGAATTTCTGTAAATGCTTTCCTCACTTTTTGAGGTTTGACCTGCTCCGTTTAATGGAACTCTGATTCTTTGAAGCCAACCATTAATATATTCAAAGCCCTCAATTACTGAATTTTCACTTGCTCCATATTCAAGAATCTGAGTAAAGGTTTCAAAATTATCCAATTGCAAGGGCTGTGAAATTGCCAATAAACTGGAATAATTATCGCCTTCATCTATATAGCTTTGAAAGATTCCAATAAAGTAATTACTGTTTGCGAGTGGTGGGATTGTGATGCTGGCTTCATATTGATTTGCAGGTGGAGCAATTGTTGGAAAGGAAATTTTTTCTGGTACTGAAATGACTGCAACTAATGCGTTTTCTAAAATATATGGAACTGTGGTAAAAAACCTAATAACAGTAAATTCAATTTCAAAAGAATCCCAAATTGTTGGATAACCATTGGCTGTTAAATAATTTGCTATTGAATCTGCAAATTCAAAATCAGTTCCAGATGTATCCAAACTTGCGTTTGGAATTATAATAAGAGTGTATACTAGTGCATTTTGGTCGGTTGCTGCGGCTAAAGTAATAACGTGGTTTCCAGCATCAATATTTGCCATTAGAGTATAAATACCATAGTAATCTTCTGTCGTTGAATCCCATGCAATATTCCATTGCAAAGTCCTATTATAAGGACCTTTTAAACTCCCAATATCCTGCAAATACTGACCATTACAATCAAAGATTCCAATTCTTGGAAATTGGTCGCTATCGGGTCCAATTTCAGGCTCAAAAATAAAATTGCTTGGAATGTTAATTTGATAAGAATCGCCTGACCTAATTGTCAGGTTAAACAATTCTTCATTTTCAACCGTTCCAAATTCGCATTGGTCATAATCGTAAAAAACCGTTTTATAAAGCTTTCCAGTGTTAGGATTTGCTGGGTCTGTACCACTTAAAAGACTTGCTAAATCTGGAGGCAAACCATCAAATTCTGCATAAGAAAATGGTGAATTATCATATGATAAAAAAGCAATAATTCCTTTTTCTAATATACTCGCCGTTGTTACAAATTTAAAAACAATTTGCCCTGATATTGTTTCGGTTGTATAAGTGGTTGGAAACCCATTTGCATTTAAGTAGGTCTCAATTGAATCAGCAAATAAATAACTGCTTGTACTAACATCTAAGCTTGCAAAAGGAATTGTAATTAATGATGTTATCCCTATGTATTGTTCATTCCCTCCATAAAGAATTATATCAGAGACATTATTATCAACTAATGACATTATGTCTAAAACAGTTCCATATATACCAGTAAAACTATTTATTGCAATGTTCCATTGAAATTCTGTTTGATTATTACTTTTTGTATAATTTGGGTTAACAAATCTTTGAAAATACCATATATCAGAAACATTTATTCCAGCAAGGACAAATGATATTTCATTTTCTGCACTTGAAACTGAAAGTTGTTTTTTTGATGAACTAACATTTATGAAATTAAATTCCCAATCGCCCGGCAATGCAGGTAAATAAATATTAGTATCATTCCAGTCATCATTTGTAATAGATTCTTTGATTGGCTTTTCAAGAAAGAATGAAACCATTGCTTTTTCAATTTGAGTTAGTTCCCTTAGATGAAAAATGGTCTTTGGAAGCACTCGTAAATCAGTTACACCATCTCTTTGAGGTCGGTTTGTTGATGTGTTGTATTCCCAATCGTAAGCCCTTAGAAGCCTTCTTTCTGCTATTCCTGTTGATGGATTATAAGTAAAGGTATCTGGAAATATTGCGGCCCCGTTTTGATTGTAAACAAATAGGGTTTTTGCAATATTTAATTCTTCAGCTATGTACGGTCTTATTGTAGCGGACTCTAATTGATCGGGACCAGCTGTAAAAACGGTATCGCTTGCCGTTACAACTCCATCGGTTAAATTGAAAATTATTTCAATAAAACATTCACTATTTTGTTGAATAGCAATTTTTAAAGTGTAAACCTCTGAGCCTACCCTTGTCGGGTAAGGGCTTGGTAAAACCAATTCTAATGAGGCAAAATTTGGAGGTTCGTTTCTATATTTTATAAAATTTCTAATTTCATCAACTGCAATAAAAAATTTATAACCAACAAAAAAGTTATCAACAAAAAAAGCATTTAATACTTGAATTTGACTTTTGCGATAAGCATATTCATCACCAAAATTGCCGTTAATTTCAGCTTGATCAAATCTTATAAAAGGAAATGGACCCATATTTTTATTTTACTCCGATTTCAAAAACTCGTGATATATTACCCGTTCCGGTTGTAGTTAATTCAAATACTTTTCCATTGACATTAATTGCCTTGGAAAAGTTTATGTTTGGTGTAAATCCTAATGGAACATTTACCCCATCAACTGTCAATGTCAATGTTTGGTTTGGACTGCCACCTTGGAATCCAGAATTTAAAAACACATTTGTAATTGAAACAGGAGCCGAATAAGTAAATTGAACTCGAAAAGGTCCAGTTGTTAAATACCTCGTTGTCAAATTGCCATCAGTTGCGTTTGCTGTTATTCCTGAATGAGTTGTGCCAGAATAGGTAATTATTCTTGTTATGGCAGGAGGCTCAGGACTTCCTTCAATTGGAATACTGGAATTCTTAGCTAAAGTTTTTTGCATCGTATCTATACACCTTGGATGAAATTCAAGAGGCATTTTAATTGTTCCCCGATTATAGCAATAACTCATAACCGTACCATTTAAAGTAAATTTTGTACTTGTTTGACCACACCCAGTAAAGCAGCTATCTATTCTTGCTGTTGTTCCATTAGGCATTTTCCAACAATCGTGAGTGTGCGGTGAACCAAAATAATGACCAAGTTCGTGAGCGATTATAAAGCTATTAAAAAAAGTGTTTTGGGCATAAACCCCACAAACTGCCGACCTGCCGCTTGTACTATTTACCCCACCAATAAAGGCTAGTCCACCCAATGGCTTATTAAATAACAATATACTGGCATCCACGTTTGGAAGCTGCCAGTAGTTGTTATTGAAGCTGTTTAAAAGCAAATAGATGTTTGTTATTGGTGTGTAAACGCTTGGAACCTTTAAGATTTCAATCCTTGCAATCTTAGTGAAAATGTTAGCAGGTTTATACGCTGCCATTGCCAGATTATGGTTATTAAGCACATACGTTGAGCACGCTGCATCGTTGCTACCAAGTGCGACATAAAGGTCATAATCAACTACATAATTGAGCCTTGCCACTTTCTTGCTAATATCCACAATTGCAGCCCTTCCGAATCTATTTGGTTTAATTGTAAGGTTGTAATCCTTTGGAATAACATAGTCATTTTCCTGAAAGACCAATTGAACTGAATCTTTGATTTCTTGCAATTCTGTTTTCTGGTCCTGCCTGCATCCTGACATTGAAATCAGAATAAGGCCAAAAAGTATTAATAGGTTTTTCATTGAGTTTGATTTTAAAGAAAATCAGTTTCGTACTGTAAATGAAATATAATACTGTCACTTCCTAATGCTGCTGGACTTGCTCCGATACTAAAACTTATAAAACAGTTTGC